CGGGTTTTGGTTTGAACGGGATCATGTTCTTGCACTTGAAATGAGTTGTGCCACGCTCCCCGATAGAGCGCGCTCGGAGCGCCAGGAAGATCTGCTCCATGTCGATCATTGCCATATGGTCAGCGTTGAAGTCGCCAATGACGCAGTTGGTTATGATCTGCTTCAATGCGTCCGTCGTGGTAGCGATGTCGCCGGCACTGACGGCCATCAGCATCAACTTCTCTTCACGGACGGTGAATGGGCGAATCTTGATAGGGTCTTTCTGGGAAAGGAGTTGAACATCATATATTGGATATGCTATTTGTGGTAGCTTCATTATAAATCACCTTGAATGATTAAATACTTTTGATCAGATTGTTTACTTGGTTGTTGACCTGATTATTGACGACACCCAGGCCTGTGCGCAGATCGGTTTGAACGCTGGTTGTGATACCACCAGTGGATAGTACACCTGCCAAAGAAGGAAGGAGTCCTGGCTGACCAAATTGAGTTGATCCATTGATTGGCGTTGATGAAGATAGCCACTTACGGAATTGGAAGCCTACCTGTAGACGGTGGATGGCGTCATTGTCCCATGACTGGCTCAATGGAGCCATAGATATAGGGCAAGCGTCAAGAAGCTGAGCAGAGTATACCAGGTTGCCTTCTAGATCATACTGGTTACAGACTATGTCTGCTTCCCAGTTTCGTTGTCCTGTACCATCCTCGGCATAGTTGACCAAGCCGGTTTGTGAAGGGACCATGTAGTCCATCCAGATATCAAAGAGCTTCTTTTCCCACATGTCACCGGTTACGATGAACGTGAAGGAAGCCTGACCATATTGATTGTGGTGAGGGATACGCTCAATGAAAGAGTACTTGCGATATTCAATCATCGCTATGTCGCGGCCAGGAAGCTCGGAGACTTCGCACTGGAGGCTAAGATCGTGCATGCTACCATTATTGTTCTTGAAGAACCCATGATGGAAGAGACCAGGTGGCACAGAGAAATGCACGTCGAACTTATCGGCACGAGCAGTTTCATTGTGCTTGTGAAGATTGCCGATGAAGTTATTGATGTTGAAGTTCTGATTCTGCAGCGGTGCAGTCAACTGCTGGATCTTGATACCATTACGGTTCAATTGGATGTCAAAGACACCTGGCAGACCTGGGATAGCCAGCTGCGCTTCAGCACTTGAGTTAAGCGGATTCAGAGCATTCAGGTTGAAGTCGACCATTAGTAGGGTTTGCCTTTCTTAAATTGCGTCACAGGAAGCATGATCACGTTCTCCCAATATTTAGGGTCAATGTCTAAGAATGGCGAACGAACATGATTGAACAGGTATCTCTTGATGCAGACCTTGTACGCATCTAGTTGAGGAACGTTCTTCAGCGTTGGATACACGACATTCAGTTTGCTGCTCAGATTGTAGGCTTTCTTGAAGCCATCGAACATCTTACGATTAGAGGCAAAGGCTTCCAACTGTTCAAAGAAGGATAGCCGCGCGCCTGGTGGTAGATAGTGGAAGTTCAAACCAAGGAAGCCATCAGCATAATAGTTGAGTGGCAATACCAGAGGGAACCGGTCATAGTATGGTAGTTCTTTCTTCAGCTTAGGATCATACCAGTAGAAGTTCAACCGGCCCAGCTTAGGGACGCCGAGGATCTTACCTACGCCTTGAGCCTGAAGATGAGTCGCATTGGTAGCGAATCCAAGAATGACCCTCTTGAACCATGCTATTGAATTATCTTGGGGATTTGCCATCTGTTATTTAGTGCCTTTCTTGAAGATGTCATCCTCTGTAAGTAGCTGGAATCCCCAACCCTGAGAGTCAGCTAGAGCCTTGGCAGCCGTCCACTTAGCGAAGTTGCGAGCGTACTCGGTGCACTCTCCATAGTATCGCTTGGTCTTACGCTTTGGAATCTTTGGAGGAGAGCAATACTTCTTTGGCTTGACTTCCAGGATCACCCGCTTGGTGTTGCCGTCTGGATATTTGATCAGGACAACGAAGTCGGGAAAGTATCTATGAACCTTCTTGTCGATAGGTGACATGTACGGGATGGAGAGTTCTTCGCTGGACCATTCCAGGATCTGCTCCCATTCATCGAGCTTCACCATGACGGCTCTTTCCCAAAGAGAGCGGTAAACAATCCCTTCTGGATTCCCTTTATATTTTGAAGGGTTCCGAGGAGTGAAGTGACCCTTATATGACATGGTGTAGAACAACCCTAAATAACAATGCAATCAACTCTATGTAGGTCTCATGGCACTACCAGTCCAGATCAACTCGCCTCTGTCTTCAACAACTCCGACCGCTCAAGCACAGTCTCAAGGCGTTGGTCCGTTGTCTGCGGCGGATGCCGATCCATATTCAATTGATCAGATTCGTTATCCTCTGTCCGGCATCGGTCAAGAGGTTCCGAACTATGTGGTGTTCTACATCAACCTACCGACTGCCTCTAAGTATCTGACTAGCTCCAACAAAGTAGCCGGTGCAAAGAGCGCCTCTCAGGCAAATTACGACTTGCTATCCCGCCAGGGTGGTGTCTATCAACCAGTCGCCAACAACCAACAGGTCGGTGCGGCTGTACTACTTAATGGTGCTGTTACGGGTTTGACTAAGAGCCCAGCAGCCGGTCTTGAGACCGTGCTACCTTCTGCCATCGGCGCAGGAGTTACCGAGACCCTGAACCTACGTCCTCGTCTATCACGCATCAAGCAGACCGTGGCTATGTACATGCCTGATACGGTAGTCACGAACTACACCCACTCCTACACTGGTATCAATGCAACGGACGCCTATGGTGACATCGCACGATACGCGGCTCTTGGCGGAAGCGTACAGAACATCGGCGAGATGGCCAAGGAAATCGGCTCTACCGGCAAGCACATCTATATGAACAAGGACGGCAAGCAATTCAACAAGGCTGCAACTGCTGAATTGGTTTCTAAGATAGCCGAGGATACCGGAGTTGTCGGCCAAGGTTTCACGGACCTTCAATTGAAGTCTATGAACCGAGCCATCAACCCGCATGCTGAAATGGTTTTCAAGGCTACCCAGAACCGCGAATACAACTTCGTGTTTGACTTGGTACCTCGTTCCCAGCAGGAAGCTATCGCCATCCAGAACATCATCAAGACGTTCAAGATGTACTCTGCACCTGAAGTCAGCGCCGGCACAGCAGGACGCTATTATATCCCACCTGCGTTGTTTGATATCAAGTTCTACTTCAAGAACGGTGAGAATCCAACCATAGCTCGTATCAGCACTTGCGCCTTGACGAACCTTATCGTCAACTACAATGGTGGAAACCAGTTCGCGACGTTCGATGACGGTCAACCTATCTTCATCAACATCTCTATGTCATTCACTGAAGTTGACATCATCACACGTCAGCTGATCCAAGCATTCGGATACTAACGTGGAATACTTCGACCAATTCCCAAATCTCTTCTATACGTTCGATCCAGACCGTATTGAGTTCTACACACTAAAGAACATCTTCACCCGCGTGAATATGCTGAGCTCTGTGATGCAGAATTCTCTCGTATATTATCAGTACAGCTACAAGGACTCTGATACTCTTGAGACCTTGGCGTATAAGTATTATGGTGATGCCAAGCGCCACTGGATCATCATATTCGCCAATCTGATCATTGACCCTTACTTTGACCTACCGTTGAAGCCAAATGACTTCGCTAACAACGTGATCCTGGCCTATGGCTCTGAAGCAGCGGCTCAGTCCAATCTGGCTTTCTATCAGCAGAACACGACTATCACCACGAGCTTCCAAGGTCAGTCAAACACCCAGAGCTATCTAGCCAGTGTGACTCCTACCCCATTCACCTACAACTTCACCACCAAGGAAGTTATCCCTGCCTCTCTTCCAGGTCTTGGTCAAACTATCACGACCTACCAAGGCGAAGCAGAGGCACCAGATGGCAGCATCGTGAACACTAAGGTCACTCTGACCGGCATCAGCATCTATGATAATTTGGTAGCGATCAATGAACGCAAGCGCAACATCGTATTGATTGATGCGGCCTATGCTCCACAGATAGAGGCGCAGTTCCAGTCCCTATTGTCTTCATCATAATAGGCACCTAGATTATGTCAACGTCAACAGCCTCTGATACACAAGGTCTACTGAACACCACGGACTACCAACTCAACACGTTGGTGATCGTGACCAGTGACGGCGCGTACAATGACGTCTCTCAGTTGATGGTCGAACTGAATATCTATGAGGACATCTGGTCACCTGCTATGTCCGGCATGATGGTCATGGGCGATGCCTTGGATATGATCTCTAGCAACAAGATGCACGGCAACGAGTTCTTGTTGATCAGCGTAGACAAGCCGGGTTTGAATAAGCCTATCGTCAAGACGTTCCGCATTTACAAGATTGGCGAGCGTTCACTGGGCTCCAACGGTCTACAGAATTACAAGCTCTACTTCTGTTCAGAAGAGTTCTACCTGTCTGCTCAAATGCTCGTCAGCAAGTCATACAAGGGTCTGACGGTAGATAAGATGGTAGAGGATCTTCTGCTGCGCAAACTGAAGGTCGCTCCTTCAAAGATTGCGGCTATCGAATCAACCGGTGGCAATCACGACTATATTATACCGCGTATGCAACCTCTCCAGGCCATCAGCTGGTTGTTGCCGCGCGCCTACAACACCAATCGCAACCTCTACTTCTTCTTTGAGAACCGCGATGGCTTCAACTTTATCTCCTATGAGTCACTGCTAGGCTTGCCGGTCTATGACACGTACACCTATGGAATCAAGACTGACCAGGACCCGGTAAAGAACAGCAGCATGTTCAATATGCTGAACGTCATTGAAGACTTCGACGGACTGAAGTCTCTACGTTCAGGAGCCTTCTCTTCAACCCTGGCAACCTATGACGTTATCAACCGCAAGTATCATGCGAAGAACTTCAGCGTCACGCAACTAGCCAACAACTCTGTATTGAACTCTAACCTACCAGCCAACGACTTCAACAACCGGCTCGGTGCCAACTTCTACAATACGACAGACAACATGCTGAAGTATGTGGTCATGAACGACGCGGATCCCACCAGGAATCCTCAGCGTTATGACAAGTGGTTGCCACAAACTGCGTCACGTCTTGGCTTGCTAAATAGTTTCAAGATGATCGGTGTGCTACCTGGCGATGTGAACCTCAAGGTTGGTATGACGATCAACGTCAACATCTTGAAGCAAGAAGTCCAGGACAGCAACGTCACGACTCTTAACAAGATGCGCTCTGGACGTTACCTGATATCTAGCGTTCATCACAAATTCATTCAAAGCATCATGACGACGATCGTCGAGTTGCTATCCGATACGACTAGCGTAGGTATGAACGCACCAATACCAACGTCTCCCGTGATCGCCAAAGTGATTACACAGTAATGTCACAAATAGAAAAATACTTTTCTGGTTCTGATACCTTCCAATGGTTCATTGGCGTCGTTGAGTCGCGTCAAGATCCTATGGAGTTGGGTCGTCTTCAGGTTCGTATTTTCGGCACCCATAACCCATCCCTGACAGAGATCCCTTCTCTGGATCTGCCTTGGGCCGTGGTTATCCAGGGAGCCAGCGGCAAAGCCTTCTCCACTCCTAAAGAGTCTGATGTCGTTGTAGGCTTCTTCCTAGACACCGGCAAGCAGGTTCCTTGTATCTGGGGTGTTGTACCGGGTATCGAAACCAACGCGCCATCTACCGGCTCCGGCTTCCATGACTTGCGTCCACAGTCTGTTATCGCTCTGGCTCCAAAGGTTCCGGTCGCTCGTAAGTATGACACGGACGGCTCTGGTATCAAGATCACTGAAGCAGACACCTCTAGTGCTGCCGTTCTCGAGAGTTTGCGCCATCCTAATGCGGACGAGCTCAACCAACCTTCTATCAGCGGTGTTGGTCGTTACCAAAATCTAGCCAACACCGTCATCCAGGCTCGCAAGAACAATCTGGACAAGAACATTCCTACTGCTGGCGGCGGACAATGGTCTGAGCCTTATCCTGCCTACAACCCAGAGTATCCTTACGACAACGCAACGGTTACGGAATCAGGGCACATCATTGAACTGGATGACACACCAGGATCAGAGCGTATCCAAATTGCTCATCGTTCAGGATCATTTGCAGAATACTACCCATCCGGCACCCTGGTTGAAAAGATCACCAAGAGTCGCTACAGCATCATCATGGCGGACGACTTTGTTCACGTCATGGGTGACGTCAACCTAACGGTCGGCGGCGGAGTCTATATTAAGGTCATCGGCGATGCCGTGGTTGAAGTCGGCAACGACGCAAGCATGAACGTGGCAGGCGACTTTAACTCTTCTGTTGGCGGCGACTTCAACGTCAAGGCAAAGAACATCAACCTTCAGGCCGCGAGCGACGTGACTCTGATATCAGACACGCAGCATTTCACCGCAAGCAGTTCCCTGGACGCCACGAGCGACCGGACCAACATCGGTTCAACCGGCTCTCTTAACATCAAGGCTGGCGATGATCTTAATGTTGAAGGTGTTCTTCTTAATCTTAAGGGTGAGGGTCTTGCTGCTCTTACAGGTGGTTCTGTAGGAATTAGCGGTGCCGTGCAGATAGACGGACTGATCTCTGTGAACGAAGGTGCGCCGACAGCCGGAGGAGCAAGCTCTCCTGCCTCTGGCAGTTCCGCCGGTCTACCCGATGCGATCGCCGAGGGTACTCCCAACACAGGAGAGGCTGCTCCGGAAGTCGTTCCTACTCCACTCAATATCCAAAGAGTTACGCTGGATGCCGAGACAGGCTCTGCCTTCGTCCAGCAGCAATTCTTACAGACGACCGCAAACGGCACGATGGTCACACCGGACAGCACAACGAACGCCAACACGACCGGCTGTACTTTCGACGCCACGACAAAGACATTCATCCCTGCCGGCAACTTCGCCATCAGCGACAACGGTCTCACGGTCATCCAAGGCTTTGAAGGCTTTGGTAAGGTCGTCAGCCCAGATACGGCACAGGCATATCCTGATCCAGTTACTGGCGGACAGCCTTACACTATTGGTTACGGCACCACGGCAGTTGCTATCGGCCAGCCAATCAGTCTGGGTGAATTGATCAGCCGCGCAACGGCTCAGGACTTCCTGGTTGCCGCTATCAACAAGAACTTCTTGCCAACCCTACAGGCTACCGTGACAGTTGCTCTGACCCAGAATATGATTGATGCTTGCTTGAGCTTGATCTACAACATCGGCCCAACCAACTTCACCAATTCTTCTATCCGCAAGTTCATCAATCAACAGAATTGGTGTGCGGCCGGAAATGCCTTCTTGTTGTGGAACAAGGCCGCTGGCAAGGTGATCGCTGGTTTGACCAATCGTCGCCAATCAGAGCGCACTCTGTTCTTGACATAAATAAGGAATTCAATAAGGTATCAGCATGGCAGGACCGGTCAATCTCTCCACTCCTCTTCAGACACGAATCTACAGTGACTTCAACGTAGACTTCGTGCCGCATCCTATTACGGGTGATCTGCTGAAGGTAACGGGTGTCAACTCTGTGATCCAGTCTATCGTAGACTTGGTCCAGACGAACCACTATGAGAGACCATTCCACCCAGAAATCGGTGGCAACGTCCGCAAGCTTCTGTTTGATCTCTTGGATCCAATCACGGCTAACCTGATCAGTGAAGAAATCAAGGACGTCCTGGCGAACTATGAGCCACGTGCTCAGGTGCTGGACGTCATCGTCTCTACGAGCACGGAACTGAACGGTTACAACATCACTATAGTATTCAGCGTCGCTGGCGGAATATCTACTCCTGTCGAAATCAGCGTCTTCTTACAGAGGCTTCGATGATAACCCATCTTCACCATATAGTACCAAAGCATATGGGTGGAGGTAATGAACCAAGCAACTTGGTGCGGCTATCTATTGAAGAACACGCAGAAGCGCATAAGATGCTTTATGAGAAGTTTGGAATAGAAGCAGACAAGATAGCCTGGTTGACTCTATCAGGACAGATCAGTATTGCTGAAGCTTCTATACGAGCCAAGCAAACACCTGAGTTCAGAGCTAAGAAAAGAGCCGAACGTTTAGGTAAGAAACAATCACCAGGACACGCAGCCAAGACGAGAGCCTTGTTGGCTAAGTATAGAGAGGCTGGCAAATTATCCCATCCAAATTCAGAAGAGACAATACAGAGGATAGTTGAAGCAAGATCAAAGAAGTGGTTCGTTATCAAACCAACCGGAGAACGAATCAAGATTTCAAACCTTAAGAGATTCTGCGATGAAGAAGGTTTGAATTACAGTTCAGTCAAGAGGTACGCCAATGAAGGTTGGATGTATCGCGGCTATCAAGTTTCACTAAGAGAATAATATGGGCGTCACAGCAAACACTAGCAAGCTTCAACTAACGAGCCTTGACTTCGATAGCATCAAGCAGAACCTGATCACGTTCCTACAGAGCCAGAGTCAGTTCGCTGACTATGACTTCACCGGTTCCGCGTTCAACGTTCTGATTGACTTGCTTGCGTACAACACACATTACAACGCCATCTACTTGAACCTCGTCGCCAACGAAATGTTCTTGGATACGGCTGTTCTACGCTCTACCGTCGTCTCTCATGCTAAGGCTCTTGGTTATACTCCACGCTCTACGACCTCTCCACAGGCAACAGTCAACGTCTCTATTACTCCAGCCGGTACGGACAACACGTCAGTATTGACTCTGTCTCGTTTCAGCCAGTTCTCTTCTGACTCTTTGAACGGCACCAGTTACAACTATGTGACCCTGGATGACCAGACGGTTACGGTAGATGGTGGCAGCTTCAACTTCACGGAAGTCCAGATCGCTGAAGGCCAACCAGTCGTTAAGACCTTCTTGGTAGACAGCCAGACCAATCCAAATCAGATGTTCCCTATCACGGATGCGAACGTCGATACCTCTACATTCCAGGTCATTGTTCAGACCAGCCAAACCAACACGACCAAGCAAACGTTTGTCTTGGCTACTGACTTGACCAGCATTGACGCGAACGCGACCGTCTACTTCTTGGAAGAAGGCGCTAATGCATCTTATCAGCTTTACTTTGGTGATGATGTTATCGGACAGGCACTGAAGGATGGCAACATCCTTGTAGTTTCTTACATCACAACCGCAGGTGACGCGTCAAATGGGCTCGAAGGATTCTCTCTACAGTCTAATCTTTTGGCAGGCTCAACGGCTAACGTTGTCACAGTCAACCCATCCGCAGGTGGATCACCAATTGAGTCTGTTGCTTCTATTAAGTACACAGCACCAAAGGCATACGTCGCGCAGAACCGAGCAGTCACCGTCAACGACTACGTCGCTCTGATCAACAAGAAGTATCCATTCTTTGATGCTGTCACTGTTTGGGGCGGCGAGACCGAGAACCCACCAATCTACGGAACGGTGTTTGTCTCTGGCAAGCCAAAGAACGGGTTCGGTATCACGGTACAGCAACAGCAGTTCATCATCCAGAACGTCATCAAGCCAATCAGCGTGCTGACAGTTACTCCAGTCTTCGTTCTTCCAGACTACAACTATCTGAACTTCGCCTTTGACGTTGACTATGACTCAACGCAGACGCAACTAACCCAGATCCAGGTCGAGAACGAGATCATAGCGGCTGTTGAACAGTTCGCCAACCTGAACTTCAACACGTTCAACTCTACCTTCCGTCTGTCACGCTTGCTGAGCGCAGTAGACGCGGCTGATAACTCTATCCTTGGTTCTGATTGCTCTATCCTGATTCAGAAGCAGATCGTCCCAGCGCTGGGAGTCAGCCAGACATATCAGATGAACACCGGCATCCAGCTGCTACCAGGTACGCCAGCGGCTCACTTGTTTAGCTCTCCAAGCTTCACGATCAATGATGACGGTGGTGTCCCTCGCCAAGCCTTCATCGAAGAAACACCAAACAGCTTCTCCGGTCTGAACAACATCAGCATCGTGACGCCAGGCAGCGGCTACTCTTCACCACCAACCCTAACTGTAACAGGTGACGGTGTCGGCGGCAATGCTATCGCTACGATCGTCAATGGCCAGATCCATTCTGTGATCATCGACAACGTCGGCTCTGAGTACACCACAGCAACCGTGACGGCCAGCGGCGGTGGCGGACTGGGCGCAACCTTCTCTGTGATCCTACAGGGTCAGTTCGGCGCACTTCGCACGTTCTATTATGACCAGACGAACAACAAGGTCATCCTGAATCCTAACGCCGGAACGATCGACTACATAAACGGTATCATCACACTGAGCAACTTTGCACCGATCGCAATCAATAACGAGTTCGGTCAATTGAACATCTACGTGCCACCAGCCGCTTTGTCATTCTCTTCAAACAGGAACATCATCCTGACCTTGAATTCAAATGACCAGAACGCTGTCACTGTTAGAATGAGAAACGAGAACAACTTCTAATGACGCAACCTGTAGGTATCGGTCCATTTGACGGCAACGTCATAACCAATACGGTTTCTACCTTCATCTCTTCTCAATTCCCTGAGTTCATTCGGGAAGGTTCACCTGCGTTCGTTCAGTTCCTCCAGGCATACTATGAGTTCCTGGAGACGGCCAACTTCGGTCCTAACAGCAACTCTGTAATCTACAACGCGAAGAACTTGCTGAACTACAAGGACGTGGATAACACGACTGATGCGTTCATTCAATACTTCATCAATGACTTCCTACCCTACTTCCCGAACGATGTAGCACTTGACGAGCGCAAGCTGATCAAGGTTGCCCGTCAGTTCTACCAGCAGAAGGGTACGCCACAGTCTATCCAGTTCCTATTCCGCGTCCTATACAACAAGGAAGCGGACATCTATTTCCCTAAGGACAACATCCTGAAGTTGTCAGACGGTAAGTGGACTCTACCACAAGCTCTACGTCTGTTGCTTTCTCGAGAAAACTTCAACTTCCCGGTCCAGAAGCTCGTCAACCTAATCGGTACGGGTAACACCTCTGGCGCTCAGTGCGTCATTGAAGCAGCCAACAAGATCGTTGATCCAAACCTGGGCTTCGAGATTGTCGAAGTCTACGTCTCCAACATCACCAAACCCTTCAACGACCTTGAGTCATTGATCGTCAAGTATGATACGGACGCCAACGGCAACTCTCTCATATTTGAAGAGAAGATCATCGCGGCTCTGTCTAGCATCCAGATCGATCCACACAACCAGGGTCTGACTTATCTGCGCGGCGACCCAGTCGTTCTAACAGGTGGATTGGAAGCCAATGACCCACAGGCCCAGAAGGGTGTAGCCTTCGTTGGCAACGTCACGACCGGTTCTGTAACTTCTATCAACGTCAACTTCGGTGGCTATGACTATCGTCAGAACCCAAACACTCTAGTCACCATCCAGGCCGCTCCTGGAGACAACGGTGTCGGTGCAACCGCAATCGTTTCTTCTTTGGATACGGCCAACTCTGTGTTCCTTGAAGTCAACACGGACTGCTTGGAGTTCCACCAGAACAATACGATCGGTGGCAGTGGCTGGGGATTCGCGAATGACTCTGTGGCTAACGCCAACACGCAGATGAGCCGAGCTTTGACCTTTGCCAATCTTGAGTTTGCTCCTATCCGTACGATGACGGTCGTCAACCAGGGTGGTGGCTACGGTAAGGTCCCAAGCATTGATATGGAAGTCGTCTACTTCACTGACCTGACGGATGCTTTGGAACTTGCACAGGATCCAACCGCTCCTTCTACGTTCCAGAACATTGATGACTTGGGTATCTTCGCGGCTGTCCAGGTTCTTAACCAGGGATCAGGTTACAGCAACACGCGTGATTCTATCTACCTGAACACCAACATCGGCAGCAATGCGGTGTTTGACTTCTCTACCGGTACCAACGGTGCGATCACTGTGGTTCATATTACGAATCCAGGACGCGGTTACATTGACATCCCTAACATCGTAATGTACCTTGCCAATACGGCTAACCGCAATGCCCCATCTAGTGGTGTCGGTGCGGTCCTTGAGCCTTTCGGCTTCGGTCAGGGTGCCAACCTAACGGTCGGTGTCAACCGCATCGGTCAGATCATTGACTTCAATTTGGTCAACCGTGGCTTCGATTATATCGCAGCACCAAACGTATCTCTGCGCATACAAGACGTTGTTATCAATCCTCTGGGCGATGAAGAGTTCCCGTTCCCAGACTCTATCATCTTCCAGGGTGCCAACGCCAACGTCGCAACCTACACCGCATTCGTTGACTCTGAACAAGCCAACAACGTTCTACGCCTGTACAACTATCGTGGCGCGATCAACGTCTTCCAAGACTTGGTAATGACTCTGACCAACGACACCGTGATCAACGTCAGCGTCAACACGCTTGTCTCTAACCCTGTCACCACATACGGTAACGGTCTGGCGAAGGCAAACGCAATCTTCTTGAACGGTCTGATAAAGTTCCCAGGCTTCTATCTGAACACGGATGGCTGGTTGAGCTCTGATCAATACCTACAAGACGCCAACACGTATCACAACTACAGCTACCAGATCATCGTCGAGGAAGCTCTAGCAACGTATAAGAGCGTCCTGATGCAGTTGGCGCACCCTGCCGGTATGTCTATGCTGGGTATCTTCGCCATCCCTGCGCCAGAGGAAGTCCCTGTAACCATGAACAGTGCCCTGAGCTTCATCCAGCCTCAGACCGGCAACATCAATGTTCATCCTTACACCTTGACTGTGACCGGTGATGCTACAAGCTTCGTGACTTCCGGTATCCAGCCGGGTGACTTGATTGTGTATGATACCTCTGGACCAAACGACGAGTTGGTCACATCTACCATCACGAGTGTCATCAACAACCATGCTCTGACTATCGAATCTCATAAGTTTGTCATCTATGGTGGTACGGCTAATGTTGGCAACGTCTCCAGCATCTTGACTACTTCAAGCAGCGACTTGGTGGGCAATGTATTCATTGGAGACGGTTTGCTGGTTGGTCTTCCAAATGGCGATGGCACAACCAATATCGCATCTTACAACGTCACGACGGTTGATCCTGACCAGTTGATATTCGACGGCATCGTTGTCATACCAGAAGACAGCGCGAACAACATACAGATCGCTTTCATCCGTAACCACATCAATGCGTCATTCCAGATCGTCTCTGCGGCTGGCGCATAAATACGGAATAACAGGAATTATCAATGGCTAACCCTCTTCTAAGATCACAACCTTTCCCTACCGTCGAAGGTCGCGTAAAGCGAGCTCTAGACGCTATTGAGCAATTGGGTGGCGCCACCGGTGATAACGTCTATCTAGGAATCGGTCATGGCTATCCTTGGGCTGCCAATGATACATTGATCCCTGTTCCACAGAACACCATCGACTATGCCAATCAGGTCCACCGTGACTTGGTTGCTCTTAAGAAGCTATCTATCTCTACTGCCTCTCTCGTCGTTCAGCGCCATGACTGGCTAGCCAACACGTTCGTCTATGATCCATACCAGGAAGATGTTAACATGTTTGCAACGGAGAGCTTCGTTGCTGCCAACGGTACGGTCAACGTCACCAACAGCAACATCCTGGTCAGTGATACGGCTACCTTCAACGTTGACTTCAGCGTAGGTCAGGTTGTCCAGATCAACGGCGACGACATCTTCTCTATTGATCAACGTTTCCAAGTTATCGGTATCGCCAATGCGAACCAGATGACTCTGAACTCTAACACTATCGGCACATTCACCAATGCTACCTTGAACAAGGTCATTGATACGTCTCCAAACTACGCACTGAACTTCTACGTGCGCAACATCTATGACCAGGTATTCATCTGCTTGGCTAATAACAACGGCAGCGTCTCTACGGCAATGCCACAGATCAGCATCGGTGGTCAGCTTCCACAAGACCCATACATCATAACGGATGACGGCTACAAGTGGAAGTATCTGTACACAATGTCTAGCGGCGCAAAGAAACTATTCTTCACCGCCAACTGGATGCCTATTGGGCAGGACCAGAGCGTATTGGGCGCAGCCGTCAACGGTCGTCTAGACATCATCAACATCATTAGTGGTGGTATCGGTTACAACGGCAACGTTGCGGCTTGCTCTGCTCCAATCCTAACCCTCGTGGGTGACGGAACGGGTGCTAATCTTACCGCACAAGTTGATTCCAACGGTACGAT